GATTACTGAAGAGGAACGAGATGCGATCATCGTTGCATCCTATGGTACATTCAGTACTGGGATTAATATCCGCAATCTTCATAATATTATTTTTGCTTCTCCCACTAAGTCTCGTATACGTAATCTTCAGTCTATTGGTAGAGGGCTACGAAAGGGGGACAATAAAGATCAAGCAGTTCTCTTTGATATTTCGGACGACCTTCGGCATAAAGCCAAAGTAAACTATACGCTCAATCATTTTTCTGAACGAGTAAAAATATACAACTCAGAAGAATTTGAATATAAAATATATAATATTAATTTATAAAAAAAGGTTGACTTACTCGTATGGATATAGTATATTTAAAATTGGTTAGTGGTGAAAGCATCATATCTTATGTAGAAACAATAGATGAGGAATATGTTCAAACATATAAGCCTGTACAATTACACACTATTAACTCTATGAATGGCTCATTAATAAGAACAACAAAATGGATTCCATTTACTAATCAAAATAGTTTTCCAATCAAGGTAAAGAATATATTACTAATTGCAACACCAACAGAAGATATTATAAAATATTATCTCAACTCGTTAGATGCATTAGATGATGAGGAAGAAAATTATTTATTAGAAGAAAAAGATAAATGGGATGAAGTGTTCTACGATGAGGATGAAGATGGTTGGGACGAAGAAACCATACACGCTTTCAATGAATTAGCTGCAAATAATCAAATAAAGGTGCATTAAATTATGGCAAAGAAAAAGAAACAGCATTACGTTAATAATAAAGATTTTCTCGCGGCAATGATTGTATTTCGAGATGGTGTCATTGAAGCAAAAGCAAACGGTGATGGTCGACCACGTGTCCCACATTATGTTGGGGAATGTCTTATGAAAATTGCTGTTCATCTTTCTCATAAGCCAAACTTCTCTGGGTACACGTATAAAGAAGATATGATTAGTGATGGTATTGAAAATTGTCTTCTTTACATTGATAACTTCGATCCAGAAAAATCTTCTAATCCTTTTGCTTACTTCACACAAATCATCTATTATGCATTTCTTCGTCGTATTGCTAAAGAGAAAAAAGTTTTGTATACAAAGTTGAAATATACAGAAGAAAGTTATGCTCTTAATATGAACAACTCTACTCAAGAAGGTGACACAACAGATTATTCACCTCCAAGTAAAGTAAGCGAATGGTCTAATGAATATGTTGATAACTTCATTGAAGCGTTTGAAGAAAACAAACGTAAAAAGAAAATCAATAAAGACACGACTCCAGTTGATCAATTGATTAACGACGAATAGGAAATTGTAATGACAAAAGCTGCTCTTATCACAGATACACATTTTGGTGTGCGTAATGATAGTAAACAGTTCCTTGACTTTTTTGATAAGTTTTATACTAACGTATTCTTTCCTTATTTAAAAGAGAATAACATTAAGACTATATTCCATCTTGGTGATATTGTTGATAGGCGTAAGTTTATCAGCTACGTTACTTTAAACGAATTCAAAAGAATCTTCATTGATCGACTTGCTGAATTTGGTATAACAATGCATGTAATTGTCGGTAACCACGATATTCCTTTTCGTAACACCAATGAAGTTAATGCGATGGATGAGTTGTTTAGTAGAGATAATATCCACGTCTATTCTGAACCCTCAGACATAGAATATTGTGGTGTTGATATAACAATGATGCCATGGATTCAAGGCACAAACTTCAATCAGTGTATGGATCATATGGCTAATACAAAATCACAGATATTGTTTGGTCATCTTGAATTGAATGGTTTTGAGATGCATCGTGGTTCTCCTGTAAATCATGGTGGTATGGATACTAAGCCTTTCGATAAATTTGATATGGTATGTTCTGGTCACTTTCATCATAAATCTTCTAAAGGTAACATTCATTATCTTGGAAATCCGTATGAGTTAACATGGAATGATTATAATGATCAACGTGGTTTTCATATATTTGATTCTGAAAAAAGATCATTGACATTTCATCAAAATCCATATAGAATGTTTACTAAGGTGTGGTATGATGATGTTGATACTACACTGAATGATATTATTGGAAAACATAACTTTGAAGATTATAAGGATACATATATAAAAGTTATTGTTCAAAACAAAAAGAACCCATATTGGTTCGATACATTCCTGGATAATCTATACAAAGCTAATCCAGCTGATGTGTCTATCGTTGAAGATAATAAACATATGGATACTCAATCTGACGAAGAGATTTTCAATGAAGCAGAAGATACTCTTACATCATTGTATAAGTTTGTTGATGGTATGGAAACTGATGTTGACAAACAAAAGCTAAATCAATTGTTTGCTAACTTATATACTGAAGCTCAATCTATGGAGATATAATGATTAATTTTCGTTATGTGAAGTTCAAAAACTTCTTATCTACTGGTAATGTAGTAACTAATATTCAACTGGATCGAAGCCCAAATACATTAGTAATTGGTGAGAATGGTGCAGGTAAATCTACAATGCTCGATGCATTGTGTTTTGCATTGTTCGGTAAACCGTTTCGCAAGATTAAAAAATCTCAATTGGTTAACTCAGTCAATCTGAAAGATGCTTTAGTTGAAGTTGAATTTGGTATTGGTAGAATTAATTATAAAATTATTCGTGGTCTTAAACCCAACAAGTTTGAAATATATGCAAATGGTCAACTACTTGATCAGACCGCATCCGTTCGTGACTATCAGGAATATCTTGAAAAGAATATACTGAAACTTAACTTCACATCATTTACTCAAATTGTAATTCTTGGATCAAGTACATTTGTTCCGTTCATGCAGTTGCCTGCAAACCAAAGGCGCGAGATCATTGAGGACCTTCTTGATATTAAAATATTTACAGCAATGAATATTCTTTTGAAAGAAAAGGTTCAATCAAACAAAGAAAATATTCAAGAGATAAAGTATAAGATTGATCTTGAGGAAGAACGGCTAAACGTACACCAAAAATATATTAGTGATATCAAAACTAAAAATCAAGAACGTATCGATACAATCAAAGAAGACATCGGTAAGTCTGAAAGGTCTATTGCTGCGTATGAACTTGATATTGATAAAAATAATATTGAAGCATCTAAACTTCAAAAATCAATAAGTGATGAAACAGCTGTATCTAAAAAACTTAATGAGATCAAAAATATTGAATCTAAGTTTGAAGATAAAACAAAAAAGATTCGCCGTGAGATTAAATTCTATGAAGAGAATGATAACTGTCCAACATGTCATCAAGGTATAGATGAAACACATAAGTGTAATAGTATTGATGCAGGTAAAGTAAAACTTGATGATATCGAAGAAGCTCTCAGTAAACTTGAAGAACAACTGAATAAAGAGAATTCAAGACTTCTTGATATTACTGAGATCAATAGAGATATTCAAGAGGTGTTAGGAAAAGTTACTGAAGGCAATAATCAAATCTCTTCGCTCAACCGATACATTAAAAAGCTCAATGAAAATATTGAAGAAGAATCAAAGCAAGGTGGTAACTTACAAGAAGAAAATAAAAAACTTGAAGAGATACAAAATTTAGTTGTTGAATGTGAGAAGAGTAAAGATGTACTGATTCATGATAAACAGCTACTTGATGTCGCCGCTGATCTGTTGAAAGATAAAGGAATAAAAACTCAAATAGTTCGACAATATATTCCTATCATGAATAAATTAGTTAATAAATACTTGGCATCAATGGAGTTTTTTGTCAACTTAGAACTTGATGAAAACTTTGACGAAGTAATAAAATCTCGACATCGTGATGAATTTAGTTATGCATCTTTTAGTGAAGGTGAAAAAATGCGTATCGATCTTGCCCTGTTATTGACATGGCGTTCGATTGCAAAAATGAAAAACTCGACTAATACAAACTTATTGATTCTTGATGAAGTGTTTGATGCTTCACTCGATTCAAATGGTTGTGATGAGTTTTTAAAGCTACTGAACGATCTTGGAAAAGATACGAATGTATTTGTGATAT